ACTTTTGCCGCTGTCCATCTCGGCTTTTTTGATAGCGCCGGAGGCGTTTCCTATATGCCTTCAAGAGTGGCGCGATGGGTTCGCTGAAACTTTTGCCTCGTATTCACAGCGAGGCTATTTCGCTCCGATAGCGGAAGGTAAACCGAGTACATGAAAACTGCCCTGTATATTTTTTTGGTTGCGATGTCAACAATGGTTGACGCGGCGACACCATTTAGAACTGTCATACCAATGCAAGTAGTGTGCGTGCAGGGTGGGCCAGAGGGGATGATGAAAATCCTACTGGATAAATATAACGAGAAGCCCGTTCATGCAATGGACTTATCGATAGCGGGTATCCCGATTCAGATGTTCATTTCGGAAAATAAGAACAACCCATCGTCCAGTGTATTTCTTCACAGCCCACGAGCCGGACAGACATGTATTTTCTGGACAGCCAAAGACTATCTCAGAACGATAGAGACTGAAAGTCTTCCAGCAAAGAATCCTGATGAGAAGAAAACATGAACATAGACGCAAAATTTTTCGGGGCGATTTTATTTGTAATCGTGCAGACCAGTGGTGCAATCTGGTGGGCCTCCTCATTGGACGCAGAAGTAGAAAGACTTGCGGGTGTGCAGGGTGATGCCATTCCCGCTTTGGAGGCTGAAGCCGTTGCTTGCGGAAAGGCCATTCACGACCAAGGTCAACAGATTGAGCGGATCAAAGAATTGACTGCTGAAACCTCTGGGCTAGATGTATTGGCATTCAAGGTTGAAGAGTTGCGTAAAGAAATCTCTGGTCTAAGAGATGTTGATAAGGACATCATGACTCAGCACGAAAAAATCTTTCAATGGATGGCGAATTCCAATCCATCGCAAACGAAAGGTAACCCTTATGATTGAAGACGGCGGGGATCGTCGAGGGGGGTGGGCGGTTAGCAAAAGCCTAAACCTGTCTCACTTGCTGGTAACTGTATCGATGATTCTAGGCGGTATCTCATATGTGTCAGGTATCGACACAGAGGTTCAGCTACTAGCTGGCAAGCTGGAGTCGGTTGAGAAACAGTTAGCCAAAGAGGAAGAGAGAACAAACAGAGCCTTCGATGAATTGAAGTCGCTCATTCAAAGACTAGAAACAAAAATTGATCGACTATCTATGAGGAGAAATGATCCGCGATGAAAGAAAAATGGGACAACCTTTCAATAGGCGCTAAACTATTTGGCGGACTTCTTGTAGTCGCTATCGTCGGCAGTCTAGTGCAGTCGTGGTAAGTTGGCGTTACCTAACTATACCAACGATTCTATTGTTGGCAGGGTGCGGGGCGATCAAAAAGGCGGCTCTGACGGGCGGGGCAACGACTCTGGCTGTGGGTGCGGCATCTGCATTGAGTTCGGGTGCCCTTGTACCGGCGGTTACTGGGGGACTAACTGCCTCTGTGACGAGTGTGATTGCGGACTCAACAATCAAGAAACCAAAAACTACCAGTTTGCTGAAGGGGGAGGGCATGATTGAATGTGCGGAAGATAATTTTTGGACGGCGCTGGGGTCTGTTGTGGAGATTGGCGGACTGTATCTGATACTCGCTTTTGTCATCGCACCTATCCTGATCGGCTGGTTGTTACCTAGCCCAACCAAATTCAAGGGTCGTGCCTAAACCTGTCCTTGTCCGCTGGATGGACACTTGCGATAGCGCGGACTGGTCTACTGCTGACGCTGTTAACATATTAGAAGTTGAACAGATAGGCTGGCTGGTCAGCGAGGATGAAACACAAATCAAAGTCGCGGACACCAGAGCAGACCAAGAGTACTACGGTGTAACCGCTATACCCCGTGGTTGTGTTATAGACATAATAGGCAAATTAGATTAGAAAACTGAGGCAAAGACAGGACGTTCGATCAGTTGGTGCTGACTCTTAATCAGCGGGTCGCAGGTTCGATCCCTGCACGGCCCACCAGAATCAAGGACTTACGAGGGTGAGTCCTTTTTTTCTGCCTATAAAACCTATAATTGCCTATAACTGTGTATCATCTAGGGTATGGCTAGGCCCAGAAAGAATGATTTACCCGTCCGTATGCAATTCAAACGGGGGATCTACTACCACACCCCTGTCGTTGACGGTAAGACAAAGTGGGTGCATCTAGGTACGGATAAGAAGATGGCGCTCCGCAAACACAGGGCGCTAGAGGAAGGCGGGTATACGATTGATGATGCGCTAGATGAATACTGGCGGCGTAAGCAGGGCTTGAGTGAGGCGTCCATAAGAGACTACCAGAGGCACACAGAGACGCTGAGTAAAGAGTTTGGTCATGTGTTATTGGATGACCTAGACACGGATGAACTTGACCTGTACATCGAGGAGCGCGGCTACATAGCTAACCGCGAAATGGTGGTGTTGTCAGGAGCGTATCGCTACGCAAAGAAACTAAAGTGGTGCAAGGTTAATCCCTGCCGCGACGTTGAGAAGGCAAAGGAACCTAGAAGGGTTAGGGCAGTCTTGGTCGAAGAGGTGAGGGCAGTGAAGAAGCTGTCCCCGCCGTGGCTACAGGATGTGATCTCTGTCGCCGTCGCCACTGGCCTACGCATCGAAGACATCATAGCGCTTGATGAGAGATCGGTAACCGAAGAAGGGTTATTGTCCTATGCGCTCAAGCCGGATAGACCTGTCCTCTTTAAGTGGAACAAGACACTGAAGGCACTGTCGTATCCGCTCAAGAATTCGCAGGGCAATGTCGCTAACTATTACGCGATCAGCAGTGCGTGGAAACGTGCGAGAAGGAAGGCTGGTGTACACGATCTACAGTTCAAAGACCTAAGACGATTCACCCTTCAACAAGTCAACGCCAAGGGCGGGCTTGAGGCCGCTCGTCATCACGCCGACCACACAGATGCTCAGACCACGAGGCTTTATCTTGCTGGCTCGGCGACTGTAATCGAACCATATCATTCCAGTTGAAGACTGCCATCGGCTCCATGTCGTTTGGATCGTTTCGTTTCTCTGTCCCCGAAAAGATAATATCGTATGGTGTCTGCGTCGGCCTTAACTTAAACACCTCACCCGTGTCGTTTAAACGCACGACGAGATAGGCGGGTAGACCAATGGATTCATAAGACTGGGCCGCGAGTATCTTCTTCAGACTGATGAACCAGTTGCGGTATTTCTTCTTACGGCACTTGATCTCATATACGCTACCGTTGGAGAAGAAGTCGAACACATACCAAGACGGTAGGTGCTGTGCGTCGGGGTCGATCATATCCATGATCTCACGCTCCATGACCCTTGACTCCGCCGTCTCGTAGAGAGGCATTAGAAAGCAAACACAATGAAGGCGGCTACGAATGCTAGTGCCATGATGAAGTCCATCACTTGTTCCCCTTTGAGTCCTCGTCTACAATTTCTACGGGTTGTTTAAACATCTCCTCTAGCTGGCGCAATGCCAGATTCTGCGTATCTGATTTCTCCAATTCGATTGTCACCGTCATCGATCCACCTATGTGGCGGACGACATCCACTATTTGAATCATAGAATTCTCCGCTGTGTTATCGCTCGGATCTCGTCGTAGTAGCCCTCGCCGTCTAGCCCCTCTAACATCACGACCCCTCTCCACCATTGATGCTCTGTGTCTTGACACCACCCCTCTGAAAACTTGGGGTGCGAGTAGCACCCTGCTGACAGACCGAATATCTTTTTGCCATCAGGTCTTGTTTGTTCCGCGTGGTTGTACAGGTGCGTGTGTCCTTGTACGGCGGACAGATGTAGCTTGGATATCAGGGCGTACCCTAGGTGGGTGTTAAAGATCGGTCTTCCTGACACACCAGCCGCAAAGTAATGAGAGAAGGCGATGCCCTGTAGGTCGAGGCACTGTTTAAACGGTGTCACCTTCCACCCGTTCTTCTCATACTGTAGATCGTTGATGCCAATCGTTCCATGTAATTCACTGTGGCTATTGGTTGCTCTGGTGATCCTGTCCTCGTGGTTTCCGAGGGTCATGTATAGTTTCGGTTTGTACTGCCTCTCCTTCAGCTTACGTTTGTGTGCGTTGAAGCGGCGCAGTGATTTGAATAGATTGTCCTGTGCATCTAGTACGACTTCGATATCCTTCTGGTATCTCCGACCCTCAAACCCTTTCGTTCCTCTGTCATACGATGAGAGGCTGGGCATGTCCGCGAAATCGCCAAGGCATACCACGACCTCTGGTTTCTCCTTAACGATGAACTCGCCCAACGCAGTGAACCTATCGTTGTCATAGTCGGGTGACGCATGACAGTCGGGGATGATGAGTAGTTTGTTTACAGTTCGCATGCACCCCCCACGCAAGCCATTTCCTGCGATGCAATAGTCGTGTCTTGTTCTTCAATCAGACTGTCCCAATCGATAGTGATTAAGTCTTGCGCTGACATAGCCCGATACTGTTTAGCTGTGATGTCTTCGTAAGGTGCGGCCTGATATGTGTGGGCATCATCCGCTGATGGAA